CCATATCGCCATTAAGTGGCGTCCAACGGTATTTGTCGTTATATTTATCGTAACGGTATTTGTATCCGCTATCCATAAATGCGTAGGAAGAGCTTTGGATTTTGTTGCGGTGCGCAATTGCATTTGTCATTTTTGTTGCAGTTGCGGTTGCATCAACAACAGCTTCCTTAGATGGCGAAATATATGCAACGCAATCTTTACGATAATCTGCAACGTTTGAGATGATATAGTTTGCACGGTTACCTGCATCATCGCCTTTACCTAGTAAGATAAAGTTAATGTCAAGTTCGTTGCTGTTCTTTAATTCATCCCAAGCAAATCCTAGTTGACCTAGAGTTGCAGTATTTTCATTTTTAGCATCTGTACCGCCGGTCATTGATTCGTATGCTGACATTGCGGTGGATGCAGAACCAATTACTGCGGTATTTGCAACCTTAATCCACTGAGAAGCATTTTCAATTACTGTTTCATAATACTTATTTGAACCATCAGCTCTTACTGAACCTGCAGTAGTTGAAAGGTTTTCATAAGTTTCAAGAAGCGTATTAGCGTCGCCTGTTGCTGCACCATCTTCGTCAATTACGACTGCGTGAATGTGTGCTGCTGAAGGTGCACCTGGGAACAAGTTAGCATATGCCCAGCGCTTAGTGAATGACATCAAGTTCGGGCTTGTCTCAGACAATGTGAACTTAGCGCCAAGTGCGATGGTATAATCATATGCGTCTGTAACAGTAACTGCAGTATTACCTGAGCCGTATGTTACAGTGTTTGCAGTTTCTGTGATACTTGCTACGCTGATTTCTTGATAGCCGACAGAATCATTACCTACTCGTAAGATGTCACCAGCTTCAAGGCTTGTAATTTGGTCAGTGTTTGCAACCTGGAACGCAAGCGATGAACTGTTAAAAGTAAATGCCTGGTCAACGTTCCCGTTGTCTTGCGCAGGAATTCCACCTACTGCAAAGATTTCATTTTCGTATCCAGTTGAACTGCAATAAGCAACTTCCAATGAGTTACCCAGTTCACCTTGGTATTTTGCCTGGAACGCACCGAATGTAGATTGGTCAACAATAATATCGTTATTACCATCGTATACGAGTGTGCTGCCATTTGCAACTACTGAACCGTCATCAGCGCGGACAACATACAGAGCATTTGAGTATGCTAAGTAATCCGCCGCGGTGAAAAATGTTTCGAAGTTATCGTCGGTAGGTTGACCGAAACGATTTACTAATTGTGTCTCTGATGTGATTAGGACTGGATCATTCACAGGCCCCCAACGGAAAATGCCGGCAATAGCTGCAGGCGGTGTCGCGATGGCTGGTACTGTTGCCGATGCGTCCACTTCACGAACAATGACAGAAGGACTTACGGAAAAAGCCATTTTTTTCTCCTTTTATATATATTAAACGCGTTTATGTTTCTTTTTATGACTGATAGTATTTATAAAATATCGGATTTTAATAAATTGCCGTCCAAGAGTCACCTACCGTTAGACCTTCATCATCCACATCTGCACCATCATCTATAAACCCAAACGGTAACATTTCTTCTGCGATTTGTTCCTCCGTTTTCTCTCTAAGCTTAACTAAAGTATTAATGTCTGTCATATCTTTAAAATATCCTTGGTCAGTCAGCCAAGCAAATATTACTAAATTCATTACCAAATCATCATGTGCCCCGGACTCTGCCTCATATGAGTTTCCTTTTCTTGAAAATCTTGACAGCTCCTGTATTGTATCGTAATCATTTAGTATCAACTGATTTTGCTCAACTAGCATCTTTAATATTGAACAGCCACTTGCCTTAACGGTTTTTGTTGTTCGTATTCCAGTATCAACAGCCTTTCCAAATCCGCCAGAGATGCGTTTACCACTTCGTCCTGCACTTTCAGTATAAAGCATATTTTCATAACCATAATCCATAAGTAACGTATCTGAAACTTGTTCGCCAATATCGTTGATTTCAACTAATATTGCAGCTTCGTTATACATCTTACCTAATCTATATATAACAGACGCAAAATCAATAGGTCCAATCATATTATCTCTAAATACCGCAACTTGTTTGTATGGCATTTCCGTAATATCAATTACACAAAACGTTGAATAGTCCAAACCTTTACCGCGAGAAACATCGACAGTCATTGCATAGGTATGACCTTCAATACATTCTTCGTATTGAGAAATACCGTTTCCTGCGTTTATAGGCCTCGAGTATGCAAGCTCTTTTAGTTTAGAGCCATCAATCAAAGTTCCTGAACTGCCTAGAAATTGGCAACAGTATTCTTGGTTGAATTTTTGTTCATCATAGTCTAATGCTTCTAATGTTTCTTGTCGCCATTTCTCATCACGGCCAGGTACATCATCCCACATAACCTTAATAAACTCATAACCGTTTGTCTTTTCTTCTGCACCTTTACACGTTTTCCAAAAATGGTTCAAGCCATTAGGAGTAGATGTCATAAGAAGTTTTGTTGACTCACCAGACGAGATAGTTGGATAAACAGATGCGAAAAATTCGTCGTATCCTTCGATAAATGCAACCTCATCAAGATATAGAAAATTAACGGACTTACCACGAATAGCACTTGAAGAAGTGGTTCCTGCCAATACCTGGCAACCGTTTTCAAGAGCAATGTTGCCTTTGTTCCATTCTTCAATACCTTGCTGCAACCATTTAGGTAATGCTTCATATGCTAATTTCACTCGAGCCATAACCTCTCGAGATGCGTCTCCTTTGTTAGCAAGAATAGCAACTGTTTTGAACTCGTTAAATAAAATGTAATGAAGAATAATCGCCATCGCCGTAGTCGTTTTACCAGACTGTCGAGCAGTAAGAACGGCAACACGCCGACTATTTGTAATTTTTTCAGTAATCTCTTCTTGGTATCCATACATCTCAAAAGGTACAAGACCTTTATCAACGTGGACAATTTTGATGTATGTTTTGGCAAAATAAACTGGATCTTCAGCGCACTTCATATACTCTTTAAGCATATCAGGTGTCCATTCAATCTGTTCACCAATTCGCTTTAAGTTATTGTTACCTAAGTAACCTTTCATCATTTCAAGCACTATCGTCACCTTTAATCATTTTCAATAAGTCAGCGGTTGAAACGATAAGGTTATTGTTTGTCACATTCGTTTCTTGTTGCGGCTTTTCGCTTGACTCAAATTTCTTTTTAGAAGAAATATCAACGTAATCTTTGTTGGCATCAAGAAGTGTTTTCATTAATGTAGAAACGACCTCAAATGCTCGAGGTGACTCAGATTGCTTAGCAATTTCAACCATTTCATTAATGGCATCATCGCCCATTTCAATAATGTTTTTTACATTTTGGCGAGCAAGCTCAAGATCTTTTTCGTGCTCATCTACAATAGGAACGATTTCACCTTTTGAAACTTCAGCTGGCAAGGAATCATCATAACCTTCTGGCTCAATTGGCTGTATTTCACTTTTTATTTCCTGTATCGGTCGAATTCCTAATGCTTTAGAAATCTTATCATTATTATTTGCCATAATTTATTCCTCTTCAACGATCGTCGTTATAACACCCCAATTGTCGTCAAACTCGATTTGGTTATATGGTATAGAATCTCCAGCGGCCGCATCAACTGTTACAAGAGGACCATCCCTGTATCCTGCTCCTTGGTTTGTAATTGTGAATCCTGTAATGTCACCGTGAGCATCAACCTGCACATTTGCCGTAGCTGTTATACTAACTGGTGCATCTATCTGCACATTTGCGCTATCGTAAAAATTACCTGCATCTGTTACTGTAATACCGGTAACGATGCCCGACCCAACACTTGCGGTTGCAGTTGCTTGGTAATCAGAACGTGATCCGTTAGGTGCCGATATCGTTACAGTCGGTGCAGATGTATAACTTTTTCCTGGGTTTGTAATTGTGAATCCGCTAACAGAACCGTCTGTAACAGTAACAGTTGCAACTGCGTTTACTTTATCAAATTGCTCTGTAAGAATAGATCCTGTTATTGCAGTATTTGGAACAGCGACATTTGATGAAAGAGTTGATAGTGGTGCAATACTTAAGTTATCAAGATATCCGATAAAGCTTCTATCACCTTCAGCCGCGTTATTTGATGTATCAACGTAATCGCCGATGAACGCATCAGTATTATTTTGAACGATAGTACCTGTACCAGCAAAACCTCCACCGCCTTCAACACCGTTCACAAACCATTTAACTGGTGATGCAACGTGCTCAAAGCGAACGTGGTTCCATTGGTTCAAAACTAGCGTTTCTCCTGAAAGTTTTGGTGCACCAAATGGAGGATAATATTTCAATTCACCGGTAGTTGCATCATAATCAATACGAACATTTGAGCCATCAAAGCTTAATACGCGCAAAGCAAACCCTGTTGGCAATTCAGTAGGGTAAATCCAAAACTCGATCTTGTAACCATTACCTGCGCTCGTTGCCATTGTGGCTTGTATAGTACCTGCGTTCCAAATATCAGAATAGTTGCTATGCCATAAGGCATCATCGCCAAACTTAACGACTGAGGCCTTTGCCGGTGGTTCAGAAATACTTACGTTTGCTGAACTGTAGAACGTGCCTCCATCTACAACATTAATTGCTGACACTGTATTATTTGCGTCAACTGTTGCCGTTGCAGTAGCATTTACGAATGCTTGATTAGGTGCCGAAATCGTTACAGAAGGAATAGATGTATAGTAACCGCCACCTTCAGTTACACTAATACTTGTAATATCAAAACTTGTATTAGAAGTAACCGCGGCCGCTGTTGCGTTTACGATTTGTGGATCTGCTATTGTTACCGCAACAACGTTGTTGGAACTGTATCCTTCTCCGTTATTAACAACAGTGACCGCGGTTACTAAACCATTTTGAACAGTCGCTTTAGCAGTGGCTGTGACCCCGCCCTGTCCGTTGACTGGATTTCCTTGTGAATCCAAACCAGGTCTGATATCAACACCTTCAAGAAATGTGTTGTCCGTTTTGTTATAGTAGTTTGTGTCGATGAATTTAATGACTGATGCTTTTCTTTGTGGTCCAAAAAACCATCCTTTCATTGTGAAGCTTAAAGTATAAAGTACACTTCTTCTTTCCTGGAAGGTTCCTTCATATATTTCTTCAGTTGTTACGCCATTTAAAATAATAGGAATATCAAGAGGATCTATATCAGGAATTAGTTTTACAGTTTGAGTAAAATCTGGCTGAAAGAATGGAATGATTTGTTCTAAGATCTTAGCCGCATCTTCAGAATACTTAGTCATAATTGACAATTGGAACTCTAGGTTATACGGTGCACCTACATATGTAAATCCTCTTTGCCCGTTAACCTCAGTATTTGTTCTCATAACCTTTTGCGTCTGACCGATTTTACGCTCAGCATCATAAGACATGCTCATAATTTCAAAAGACATACGAGGTAAAGAGATTCCAGATTTACGATCTAGGTTTGGATCCTGTTGTAATCTTGCAAGAAACTTTTGCTGTGGTCCGTAGTTTAAAGGAACAATCAAATCTTGCACAACTGTGCCGTCAGTTTTTGCTCTTTCAATTCTGATTTGGTTGAAGATAGTACCGAAGACGGCTACATATTTTCTCGTTGTTTCGTTATAGAAATAATTTGCTATAGCCATCTGTTATCTGTCCTGTATATCTATTGTTTCACTGAAAGGGTCAATTTCAGAGAAGTCAATAATGTCGTCGGCAACTGTTTCAAACTCAAGGTTATCAGCTGCAGCATCAAGATCTTCTAGTTTAGACAACGTCGTTGCGGTGTCAAAGTCCTCGCCTGCTTCAGAATAGAAAGTATCAACGTTATCGCGGCCTGTTGCAAAACGCTCTCCTGAATATTCAAACAGTTCACAACGCATATCGTATACTTGTAATGCCCCGCTTTGATAGAATACGCTTTCGTGCTCAACATCTTGAACTACAAACATCTTTTCGTTTAATGGGAAATAGATCAAATCGCCTTCTTTTGGACGGACAAGATTCTGATCTTCCTTTGTAACAAATCTTTCAAAGGTTCGTATAGCAACAGTGAATGTAACCGAATCGCGAATTTGCAAGCCAAACTTAGATAAGAAATCACCTTCGCCTTCAAACCCATCCACATTTTTAACGTATGCTTCAAAGTCGTATGTAGTATCAAACAGTCTTAAATCATTTTCGTTTAAGATCTCGTCTGTTGTTCCTTCGGGCAAGGAACTTGTAATATAGACAAGATCTACGCCATAGATACCAATTGACTCAATAACTAGGTCATCAATTAAGTTTTGCTCGTAGGTGTTATCGTAATTGCGAAAGAATACATTGGTTGCCATAACTTATCCAATAAAATTGTATGTAAGAGGTTGAAGCGTGTTAATGGCTTCTTCTTCCATTTTTTGACGTTCTTCTCTTGCTTCTTGTAATATCTGTTCCCCGTTAAATGATACACCACCAACCAATTGCATATTTGTAAATTTGGTTAGATTTGAACCCCAGTTCTCTTTGACGAGTACAGCTGCATAGTTTTGCAACCAACGGTCTCCCCATACATCAGGGTAATCGCTTTCATTAATCACATCATATGCTGCAACTACGATATAGTTGTCGACTACCATCGTATCTTTGTCTACGTCAATGTATAATTTATTAACGTGCTTATTGTATCGGATTGGTGCTTGACCTACGAGGATTTCTTGCATAAACTCAATATGTTGCATTGTCATATAGTAGTTTTGCACGTTATAGGTCATAAGATCGTCAAGGTTGTTTAACACAAACTGGTATGTCGTGTTAAACATACCTTGCCCCGTTGCAACGTTTGAGTTGAAAGGAAAAATACCTTGAATACCGAGTAATCCAGTCGGCAATGGAATCCATCCATTATCTTTATCGGTTTGAGTGATTTGGTGTTTTAAGTAAACGAGTTGACTGCCATTATAATGATAATCGCGCCAAAAGGAAATTGCTTCATCGACTCGGTCCTCAATCTGTTCTTCAGATACGTTAACTTGGATCACGGGTTGCCCAAGCTTTCTTAGGATATAATCTTTGAATTCTTCTCTTGTTGTAGGCTGAGCCATTGAGTAATCCCTATAAATGGTTTTATTTTATTGTTATTTATAAAATGCTATAAGGCACTCAAAACTTTATCTTCTTTCAATATCATCCTCAGATAGGTAATCTCCCATCCAAACTTCAATTACCTTAACTGGTTTGTCACCAACGTTCGTTGCTTTATGCCACGTTTTAGTTGGAATGTCAATACTGTCGCCGGTGGTATATACCTTTGATGTTTCATATTCATTTGGAAATTGCAATTCCATTTTTAATTGACCATCGACGATATGCCAATGTTCGGAACGAACGAAGTGTCGTTGGTCTGATAAAGATTTGCCAACATCAATAGAAAGTTCTTTTACTTTCCAATGGCCGTTTTGATCCAAATCTCTATATTTACCCCACAGTCTTTGCGTTGTAGGTTTATCCCATTCTTTTAGAATCCACGAAGAACTGTTTTTCTTATCTTCACCACCTACACCAAACACAAATTCTACATCATCAAAAACCATTTCAGGAATATTATCTTTTGTTCGGTCACCACCGTTTGCAAACACGATTTTAGAATTTCCAGGTGCTTGTTCTTTTACATACTCAATAGCGCCGATAGCAGTATCGTCATCGTCGTTAAATGAAAAGACATGGCCAACGCAACCAATTTCTTTAATGATTGCCATACGTTCTTCAACCGGCATAAATGGGCGACCTTTTTTACGAGTTAACCATTCATCGCTGTTTACACCAACAAATAAAATACTGCCAAGTTCTTTTGCAGCTTTAAAGTATTCAATATGACCTGAGTGAATTGGGTCAAACCCACCGGTTACAATTACTGGTTTCATAATATACCATCCTCTATAATTACCGATATATTTATCTTTTTAACATATAATCAAATGCGAAGTTTGTTCCGCTAGATATCATCTTTCTTTTATTCTTTGCAATTTGCGGGTGGAACCACCAATCTTCATAATTATCAGATTCGTTAACTGCAACGTCAGACACCGCAAGTACGTAACCAATTCCTTTTAGTACTTCTCTTGTTCTTTCTCTTAATTCATCGCCCCACCAACAAGCGTTATGCTGTATTTGTATAACAAAGAATTCATGTTTATGAAAAGGAATCTTTTGTAACGCAACAAGTGTTGAAGTTTCGGCATTGATCCGAAGAAAATCAGTATGCCTTTCAACGCAATTCATTTTAAAAAGCAAATTATAATCAAGTTGAGAAGCATCGGCATTTAAGATTTGAGATTTACGTTTACGTGAATGCTGGTGCGCAAACCTTTCATCAATGTCTATATTTAAACCAGTCCAATCAAACTTTTCTTCAAGTAACGCGGTATTATTAAACACAAACGGATCGCCAGATCCAATTTCAATAAACGTGCCTTTTCTTTTTCCATCCAACGCCGATAATACAAACATATCTTGGTAATGGCGGGAATAGTTTCGGTCAATAGATTCAATATCTGGAAACGGAAACTTATAAGAATCAATATCAGCGGATGTATATGGAAGAGTAGAAGGATAACCCGCTTTCTTAATCCAGGTATTAATTAACTTTTCATAATGGGCACTATGTTTAGTTTTATATTTAAAATCAAACAAGTAATTCTTTGCACGATCTGATCCTTCGGTTTTCCATTTTGAAATAGCATGAATAAATTCTAATTGGTATTTACCTTCGTATTTTAAATCAGAATCAACTTTATCAAAACTATGACAATTCAAACCTTGTGAAGAAATCATTAAAGCATCTCGCCAATCATGCCTATCTGCCAACCATTCCGAGAATATAGCATATGCCTCTGGTCTTTCAGGCATTGCTGTAATTGCGTGTTGAAATAAACCTCTTGCGGTAATATCACGATTTCCTTCACGGTGATATATAAGTGCCATGCGAATTAA